GAGCTAGATAACTCCGATAAGAAGACTTATATCGGCCATGTTCTAGCCAAGACGAGTTTAGATGGATGAAGAACTTCCTCGGAGGGTTGACCACGCGCCTTGAAGAACCGTATGGAGACCCAACGCTTCAGCGCTCGACTCTCATCCCCCTCGCAAAGACGAAAGACGGTAAGATAGTCCCCGCTCTACCTACTGCCTTGAATGACCCCATCGGCGGGGCCATTGGCTTATTCAACTCTCTACGTTCGGGGCAAGAGCCATCTCCGAAGGATGCCATCAACGCCCTCGGGGGACTGATGGGGGGCGGTATCGCCCGCAACCCGAAGCAGGCGTTTCGCCCTAATCAAGGGGGTAATGTCAACGCCTTTGGGGGGCGCGTGGGGCTTCAAAACTTAGTGGACGCGGGGGTTGTGGATTCTAGGTACCTAGGCGTTTACGACACCCTGCAGGAAGCCTTGAACCGGGGGGTAAAGGTCACCCCCGAACTGCGAGATGGTATTTGGAATAGGTGGGGGTTTGAGGTAGGGGCGGCTGACCGTAAGGTTCGTTTTGAGATCGACCCCACCCTGACCGAGGTTGACGCCAGCAAGCTCCCCCGCTCCACTGCCGACATTAAGATGCTAGATGAGGTGGTAACTAACCCTGTCTACCAGAAGGCTTACCCTGAGCTCTTTACTAAAGGTGAAGTGCGTCTTTCTAAAGGCGAAGATTTTCTCGGGAGTATGGAATCTTGGAAGAAGCGCCTAACATTAGACGACTCCCTTCGCAGCAATCCGACGAAGCTTAGATCCGTAGTCGAGCACGAGCTCAACCACTATCCAGAGAAGCAGGAAGGGTTCGCTCAGGGCGGCAATACGGAGATCGTGCTGGGGCCGAAGCTGCCTAAGAGATTGGAGGAGTTGGGGTTCCAACAACGGGTTCGGGCTAGGGCTCTGTGGAATGACGTTAAGCGGTATCTAAATGCACCAGAGATCCGCGCCCTAGAGCTAGCCCACACTTTCGGTTCTAGACTGGACGTAGAGGATCTAATTCGGGGAATTCAAAATGACCCAACTTCCTTCCCGAACTTGATGCTTACGAATAAGATAGATCCCAAGAGGCTGAAGAATTTTAACCACGGGGATCTTCTAGCTAAGAAAGCTGAAAGCCTTGCGATTGAGGAGTACAATCACATTGCTGGGGAACAGTGGTCCAATCTAGCTCAGCATAGACAAACGATGGGAAGGGGAGCAAGGCGCAGCGTCGCCCCCTCTGCAATGCTTGACAACGAAGACTTCATGCGTCACAGGCCTAGTAGGCAGTTCGCTAACCAATCTAAGCATACGGTTTCTACGAAGTGGCCGATAGAAGATACTGAGAAGACCCAAGCGCGTATTGCTGAGCGGCTTCGCGAATTCGCTAAGAATCCGCACAAGAAATGACTGAACTCTTACAACTTACTTACCAGCCACGCAGCCATTTCGCGGCGTTTCACGAACGCTCTAAGAGGTGGACGTGTATCATCGCACACCGTCGTGCGGGTAAGACAGTTGCTTGCGTGAATGAGCTCATCACCCGTGCCCTGTATACGCAGAAGAAGAACCCGCGATATGCGTATATCGCCCCTTTCTACCGGCAGGCGAAAGAGGTGGCTTGGCAGTATTTGAAGGATTACGCTGCGCCTGTGACGGCAAAGGTTATGGAGTCTAGCTTAACTGTGGAGTTGCTCAACGGTGCTAAGATCTCTTTGTTTGGAGCTGATAATCCGGATGCTCTACGCGGTCTATATTTTGACGGCGTTGTTATTGACGAGTATGGTGACACTCGCCCTAGTCTTTGGGGTTCCGTTATACGCCCTACTCTCGCTGACCGCAAGGGGTGGGCGGTATTCATTGGTACGATCAAGGGTAAGAACCATTTTTGGGATATCTGGCAAGAGGCCACGGTAGGCCACCCAAATGACTGGCTTGCGCTAGACCTAAAGGCCAGCGAAACCGGCATCCTAGATAAGGAAGAGCTGGAAGCGATGCAGGCCACCATGTCTGAATCCGAATACCGGCGAGAAATGGAAAATGACTGGAACGCAGATGTCCTTGGAACTTACTACAACTCCCTTATTAACACCCTCACCGCAAGAGGGCAAATTGGAGTTGTTCCCTACGATCCCGCATTCCCCGTCGAAGTCGCCACGGATCTGGGCTACACGGACTCCTCTGCCTACTGGTTCTGGCAGTACCGCCCAGATGGAATTGCTATTATAGACTACGAGGAAGCCCACTCCCAGCCTCTTTCTTACTACTTTGAGTTGCTAAGATACAAGGGTTACCAGTATACTGCAATCTGGCTGCCTCATGATGCGAAGGCTAAGAGCTTGCAAACTGGAAGGTCCACCGTGGAGCAGTTCATTAGCGAGAAGTTCCCCGTCCGGCTTACGCCAAACTTGGGGATTCAGCATGGTATAGATGCTGCGCGGTTGGTCCTTCCACTTTGTTACTTCGACGAAGTGCGGTGTAAAGATGGAATTGAGGCACTTCGGGCCTATCGGCGGCAGTACGACGAAGTACGCAAGATCTTTAGCGATGCACCCTTGCATGACTGGGCATCCAATGGTTCTGATGCGTTTCGCTACTTCGCCCTAGTAACTAAAGACAAAATTCCTAAGACCCAAAAGGATGTGGAGGCTAAGAAGCGCCGCGCCAACGAGGGATTCGTGTACACGGGCGAACGGGATAATTTAGGGCGCATGTTGACCAACATGACGTTAGATGATTTGTGGGCTACCCAACCGAAGGTTTCTAGGAGAGTTTAATGGACAACACTAAAACTCGTGAAGATTCACGAGCTCAATTCGAGCATACTCCTAAAGGTTGGCAGGAACGATGGGCTAAGGAGATGGCGGCATCTGAGAAGATGCTGGAAAAGTTCGTAGAGCAGGGCGATAAGATTGTTGATCGCTACTTGGACAAGCGCAACACTATGGATAGCCTGTCCACTCGTCTGAACTTGTTTCATTCAGGGATCAACACGGTGCGGTCTATGCTCTACGGGCAGGTGCCTAAGATAGACTTTGATCGCCGTTACGCAGATCCAGATGATGACGTGGCCCGCGTTGCCAGTGAAATGTATGAGCGCATCCTCAATGCGGATATTGAACGCCCAGACGATGATTACACCGCAGTTCTGCGCTACTGCTTAGACGACAGGCTCATCCCCGGCATGGGAGTTGCCCGTGTACGCTACGAAGCGGACTTCAACGAAGAGGTAGTGCCCGCGATTAATGACCCCGTAACGGGGGTGGAGCTGGCCCCCGAGTATCTGCGAAGTACCTTAACTTCCGAGAAGGCTTGTGTAGACTACGTCTATTGGAAGGATTTTCGGTGGGGGTATTCACGTACTTGGCACGACGTGCCGTGGGTTGCCTTCCGCGCCTGGATGTCCTACGATGAACTGGAGAAGCGGTTTGGGGAGAAGAAGGCTAAGAAGGTCCCCCTAAAGAACCAGTACCCCACTGAGAATGATAAGGATGCCACCGACGCTTGGCAGAAGGGCGAAGTATGGGAAATCTGGTCCAAGGAGGGCAGGCGCGTCTTCTGGTGGGTTGACGGCATGGACGAGATCCTAGAAGAGCGTAAGGATCCATTGAAGTTGAAGAACTTCTTGCCCTGCCCCCGCCCTATGATGGCGAACACTACGACAAGCCTATTGCTTCCAAAGGCGGATTTCGTACTTGTGCAAGACTTGTACAACGAAATTGACGTGCTTCAGTCGAGGATTAACATCCTCACACAGGCGGTGCGCGTTGTCGGCGTGTACAACAAGGCGAACCCCGAGGTTAGTCGTGTACTGAAGGAAGCTGCTGAGAATGAGATGATTCCAGTAGATAACTGGGGCATGTTCGGCGACAATAAGGGGTTGCAGGGGTCTGTAGATTGGTTTCCCCTGGAAACTGTCGTGGAAACCCTGGATAAGCTGCTGGCAATGCGGGGCGATCAGATAAGCCTTCTCTACCAGATTACCGGCCTTAGTGATATCATGCGTGGGCAGTCTGAGGGCAGTGACCGAGTTTCCGCTACTGAGCAGTCCATTAAGGCCAAGTTCGCCAGCGTACGGATGCAGGCACTACAGGATGAATTTGCCCGGTTTGGCACTGACATCATTCGATTGAAGGGGGAGGTGGTTGCCCGGCATTTCCAGCCCGAAACTATCATCGCGGCCAGCAATGTACTGATGACCCCCGATGCACAGTTGGCGGAACCCGCTGTTCAGCTTATGAAGGATAAGGAGCAGTTTGTCTGGCGTGTTCAAGTACGCCCGGAGTCTATGGCTATGGTAGACTACCAAGCCCTTCAGCAGGAGCGCACGGGGTACTTGACCGCTGTAGCGACGTTTATGCAGTCAGCGGCTCCGCTGGCTGAAACCATTCCAGGGTCTATGACTACGATGCTCCAGCTTCTTCAGTGGGGGCTCGCGGGCTTTAAGGGCAGTCAGCAGATTGAGGGCGTGCTAGATAGAGCCATTACTGAGCAGAAGCAAAATCCGCCGCAACCGAAGCAGGATCCCGCTATGGTTAAGGCGCAGATGGATATGCAGTTCAAGCAGCAAGAAATGCAGATGGATGCTCAACAGCAGGCGCAGCAGGCCGCTCTAGAGGCCCAGATGCAAGAGCGTGAAGCGCAGATGAAAGAGCGCGAAATGCAAATGGATATGATGGTTAAGCGCATGGAGGCGCAGCTTGCGGCTCAGAAACAGAACCAGGAAATGATGCAAGACCAAGAGCGTCATCTTCAGGAGATGAGGCAAGACCACCAGAAGTTTCTGATGGAAATGGAGCACTCTAAACAGAAGGCTGAACAGGACGCGATCAATGCCAAGAAAAAGCTGGATAGTAAACCCAAACCCTCCGTATAACCTGATTCCTGCGGAGGAGTACGAGCGCCCGTCCAAGGCGTCGTTTCATATCATGCCGGATCTACCGGACTTTGTGTCCCCCATAGACGGCAAGGTGGTGAAGGGGCGCAGAGGCTACCGGCAGCACTGTCGAGAGCACAACGTGACTAACGCATCCGACTTTAAGGAAACGTGGAAGAAAGGAAGACCAGACAACAAAAAGGCTGAACGCCGGGAACGGATAGAAGCCATCAAACAGGCTTATGAATACACACAGAGGAAACATTAATGGATACCGAAACTAACGAAGTTCCGAGTGTTCGCGACACCCTAGAGGCGGTCACGGAAGCAGCGAAGCCGGAAGTTACCACCCCAACCGAACCGGAAGTCAAGCCTGAAATTCAGGCTAAGGCGGAGCCGGAGTCGGAAGTTAAGACAGAACCTGAAACTAAAGTGGAGGCTGTAAATGAAGAAGCTGAGCCAGCTAAAACTGGCGAACCTCGTCACAAAGCTCCAGCAGCGTGGAAAGCCGGAGCCAAAGAGCGATGGGCAAGCCTTCCGCCAGACGTACAGGAAGAAATATATCGCCGTGAAAGGGATACTGCTGTTGCCATTCAGCAGGGCGCGGAAGGTCGGCGCTTCGCTGAGAGCTTCCATAAAGCGATTGAACCGTACCGGGCTGTAATGGCGGCAGAGGGGGCTACTGACCCTATCCAAACCGTGCAGAATCTTATGCAGACCGTAACAGGTCTTCGCATGGGCACGCCGATACAGAAGGCCGACATTGTTGCTCGTATCATCAATGTCTACGGGGTAGACATTCCTACGCTGGATAGTCTGCTCTCGGGAAATAGTGACCCTAAGGTCCAGCAGCAGAGTGAATTGGATAGGTTACTAGCTGAGCGCATGGCCCCTTACGAACAGTTCATGCGGCAGCAGCAGATTCAGCAGCAGACTCAGCAGCAGCAGGTTTTCCAGCAGGCCGCTTCTGTGGTAGAGCAGTTCGCT